TAACAGGTCAGACCGTAATTAAATCAACTGCGGATATGGCTAACATTAAATACAACAAAGAGTTGGGTACAAAAGATGGTGATTACAATATCTACATTGATACTGATTCAGTATTCTTTTCAGCAGTACCTATTCTAAATCACAGATACCCTGATTGGAAAACCAAAGAAGATATGGAAATTGCTTTATTGGTAGATGGTATAGCTGGTGAAACGCAAGACTTCTTAAATAAGTTTTACGATGTGTTAGCTGAAAAGATATTCAATGTAGCAAAAGAAAAGCATCGTTTTCAAATTAAAAAAGAGTTTGTTAGTAGAAGTGGTATTTGGATTGCTAAGAAGCGATACGCTCAATGGATTGTTGCTGAAAACGGTATTGCTATGGATAGATTGGATGTGAAGGGATTGGATGTGGTTCGTTCATCATATCCGGCTGAATTTCGTAAACTAATGAGTGAGGTTTTAATTGATATTCTAAAAGGTAAAGGTGAGGAAGAATTAACCGATAAGATTCAGGCTTTTAAGAAAGCATTATCAACGATGGATGTAACTTCAATTGCAAAGAATTCGGCTGTAAAGGAATTATCAAAGTATATGCCTAAGAAACCAACGGCGATGTTCCAATTTGCATCAGCAACTCCGGCACACGTTAAAGCAGCAATCGCTCACAATCAATTATTGGCTCACTTTAAATGTCCTTCTAAGTATGAACCAATGAGAGATGGTGATAAAATTAAATGGGTATATCTGAAGCAAAATCCGTATGGATTAGAGGGCTTAGGATTTAAGGGTTATAATGATGCACCCGAAATTATGGAATTGGTAACTCAATATATTGATTATGATAAGATATTTGAAAGAGAACTATTGAAAAAATTAGAAGATTTTTATGGAGCTTTGGGTTGGGGAGAGGTACTTTCCGCAGCTAAGACAGCTGAAAAGTTTTTTTCATTTTAATTTGGTAATTTCGATAATATTTTGTATATTTGTATTTCTAAACTTTAAACAAGTAAAATAAAAATTATGAACAAAAGTAAATTTGATGGTTTTATTAATCGTTACAATCTCGGTGGTGAGATTGAATCGGTTATGGTTAAATCCGATGAACAAAATCTTTCAGTAAGAATGATTTCAGATGACAAGACCCTATTGGGAGATGTTACTGTTACTGAAAGTGAATTCCCAAATGGTGAATTCGGTATCTATACAACTACACAATTGAAAGGATTGTTAAGTGTATTAGATGAGGCAATTTCAGTTGAAGAAGTAACTGGAGCATTAAAGTTCTCTGATAAGGGAACTAAGGTACAATATATGTTGGCAGCGCCTTCTGTAATCCCAGCAGTACCTGATTTAAAAACACTACCTCCATTTGATGCGGAGATTACATTGAATGATGACTTTATTAATAAGTTCATCAAATCAAAAGGTGCATTGGCTGATGCTGATACATTTACTTTCACTTGTAAGGGTGGAAGTGGTGAAGTTATTTTGGGGTATTCTTCAATTAACTCTAACCGAATCTCTTTAGCAGTGGATTGTAAGTGTAATGAAGATATCGAACCAATCGCTTTCTCAGCAAAGTATTTGAAGGCTATCCTAATGGCTAACAAAGGTTCTAAATCATCTTCGTTGAAAATCTCATCTAAAGGACTATCGCATGTTTCCTTTACTGATGGAGATTACACTTCTAATTATTACCTTGTAGAAATTAAATAATCATTATGAGCTTTTGGGATACTGAACCACAAAAACCTGTTTTTGACTTTGATGTTGAAAAACAAAAGTTAAAAGAAAATATGGACTACCTTATGACAATGAGTGTGCAAGAGCAGACTTTGTATAAGAAGTGGGTGGAGTTGCAAGACCCATCAATAATTCAGGCTAAGTCCCAAATAGCATCATATTATGACCTTCAATGGAAACCAACCGATATCAACAATAAGGAGCTAACGGTAAGAGAAATCGAATCGTTAGACCCTTATGTTGAAATTGTTGAAGATAATCCAAAAGAATCTACTAAATGGGCACAAATCCGTAGAATGATTCACACAATGGATTTTACAGCAAATCCCGGTCGTAATGTTAAGATTAATGTAAAGGATAGAGTTAGTGGAAAACTATTAGGACAGATTTCATTAGCATCTGATGTTACTGCATTAGGAGTTAGGGATAACTACATTGGTTGGACTAAGGATAATAAATTTGTTGATGGTAAGTTAAATCATACCACAATTGCTTCTACAATTGTATGTACTCAACCATTAGGTTATAACTTCTTAGGTGGTAAGTTAATCGCTATGATGACAACTACGCCGGAGGTTAGGGCTTATTGGAAAAAGAAATATGATAATGTATTGATTGCAGTTGGTACAACATCACTTTACGGAATTCATTCTCAATACAATGGTATTCCACTTTTCAAAACTTTAGGTGAATCAGCTGGTAAGATTAGTATTAAGCCGGATGATAAGTATTATGACCCTTGGCATCAATGGTTAAAAGAAAATCGTGCGGAATGGTATAAAGAAAATATATCAGATGAGAGAGCTCGTAATGGTGCTAATATGGGATATGAAGCTAACGGACCTGTTAGTGGTATTAAGCAAAAAATTCTTAGCCAAATATTCAAAGAGTGTGGTATTAAAGCTACCGATTATCATCATGGTTTTAAGAGAGGTGTGTATATGGCAATGATGTATGAAAATGGTAATGATTATCTATGTAATCGTATTGGTGAGGATGAATTAATCCTTAAAGATAAGTTTAAGCAAGGTAATGAATACATTCAGAAGTGGTGGAAGAAACATGCTATTAGTAGATACACAAAACTACATGATGAAGGTAGAATTAAACCTGAACATTTATTCTATATAGATGCTATTGGAATGAGTTGGGAACAAATGAAAGAAAATTATTTAGGAGAAGTTGGTAGATAAAACAAAATAATATGGCAAAGAAAAAACAAAAAGAAGAAGTTGTAGAATTACAACAGGAAAATGCACAACCATTGGGTGAGCTTAAAATAGCTCCATTGGAAACTTACAAAGAATGTGAATGGTGTTTTCAGTTTGATGAAGATGAGGCACAAATATTTGCTTGGACTGATGAAGACCAGCCAAAAGATGAAGAGCCGAAGGTTATCTTTACAATAACAAATACCAAAAATTCATACATCAATTTTACTGATAAAGTAACTGGTAGAATTTTTAAAATATTCTCAAGGGAATTGAGTGATGAAGGTAAAAAAATGCGTAATACACAAAAATTAGCTTTTGAACAATTTAAATCGCAAAACAATGAAGGTGAGAATAAAGAAGCTTAATCCAAATGCAGTAATTCCATCATACGCCAAAGCCGGTGATGCTGGAATGGATTTGACAATAACAAGTATCATATCTGAAACTACAACCGATGTTACTTATGGATTTGGTATTGCTTTAGAAATACCTTTTGGTTTTGTTGGATTGATATTCCCTCGTTCATCTGTTAGAAAATATGATTTAGCATTAACAAATTCTGTTGGTGTAATTGATAGCGGATATAGGGGTGAATTGCAAGCAACATTCAAAAAAACAAGTTGGTTAAAGCAAGATTCATCCACAAAGTATAACGTAGGAGATAAAGGTGCACAAATTATGATTATACCACACCCAACAATTGAGTTTGAAGAAGCTGATGAGCTATCTGATACTGAAAGAGGTGATGGTGGGTTTGGTTCAACTGGAAAATAATGATAACTGAAAAAGAATATAGAGATAAGATTTCCCTTTGGAAAAACGATGTATTAGCTGAAGATGAATTAAATTCAGAATTATGTGATTCTTTAGCTGATAAAATTTTGAAAAAAGAAAATTATATCTTATCTTTGGGACCAGCTAATTATCCACAAACTCCGCCAAATACTATAACAAGCAGACATGAATATTATAATTTGCTTGATTTTGATTGGGATGAGTTAAAAGAAGTTGAAACTAAAATAGTTGAAAACGCTTCTAAGATATTAGGTGGTAGTTCTTTTTATGTTAAAATGTGGGCTAACATTTTTAGAAATGGTGAGTGTATAACAAAACACATTCATCACCCTGAACCTGTTAGAGAAACGGATGAATTTAAAAACAATATATTCAAAACATTTTGTGGACATTTGTTTCTTAGAAATGATACGGATTCGGATACAATATATCACTTTGATAGTGGTACAAAAAATATAAAAAACATAAAAGGTGATTTCCATTTTTTTTGTTGCGTAATTCCACATGAAGTTTTACCATATGTTGGTAATGAAAGAATTGGATTAGCGTTTGATGTATATAGTAATGATTTTTTTGAGGGTATTGGAATACCAACTCCCTTTGGGTTAAAATTAATAAAATAAAAATATGTTTGAATTTAAACAACAAGCCTCGGATAACTCACTATGGGTTGAGAAGTATAGACCTACTAAATTGGAAGATTATGTAGGTAATGAGCACCTTAAAGAAAAGGTTCAACTATACATTGAAAGTGGTGATGTACCACATCTTCTTCTTTATGGAAGAGCGGGTACTGGTAAAACTACTTTAGCAAAAATGATTGTAAACTCAATCGAATGTGATTATCTTATCATCAACGCTTCAGATGAAAATGGTATTGATACTATTAGAGAGAAGATTAAAGGATTTGCATCATCTATGGGTTTCAAACCATTTAAGCTTTTGATTTTGGATGAGGCCGATTATCTAACACCAAATGGTCAAGCAGCACTTCGTAATGTTATGGAAACGTTCTCTAAACATTGCCGATTCATTTTGACTTGTAACTATGTTGAAAAGATTATCGAACCAATTCAATCCCGTTGCCAAACTTTTCAAATTATTCCACCAACTAAAAAAGATGTTGCTATTCAAATTAGTAAGATTCTAAAAAATGAAGAGATTAAATTTGAACCAAAGGATTTAGTTCCTATTATTGATTCAGCATATCCTGATATTCGTAAAGTAATCAATACTTGTCAACATAATTCTATTAAAGGTGAGTTGAAAGTGGATACTCAAAATCTTTTAGAGAATGATTACAAAATGAAAGTTTTGGAGATTCTTAAATCAAAAGATGATAAGAGAAATAAATATATGAATATCAGACAGGCTATCATTGATAGTAAGGCAACTGATTTCACCGAACTATATACGTTATTATATGATAAGGTAGAGGAATATGCACCTAATAATCCAACTGTAATTTTGTTGATAGCAGATGGATTGTATAAGTGTTCAATGAGTATTGATAAAGAAATTCCAACGGCAGCAACATTAATTAACATTTTAAACGAACTATAATATGGCAAATATATTAGGAGCAGGTGGACAACCAATGGCTCAAAAAGAAGAAGCACCAATTGATTTATCTAAAACCGAACCAATTGCATGTGGTAAGTGTGGTGGTGAAGTTTTTGTACAAGGATTTGCATTTCGCAAAATATCTAAACTACTATCCGGCAAACCAAAAGATGAAGTTTTACCGGTAGAGTTATTCCTATGTGGTGATTGTGGTGAAGTGTTAGAAGAATTATTAGTACCTGGTTTTAAAATGCAATAATAAAATGGCAAAAGGATTATTTGACCATATTAAAGCAATTACGAATGAGCAAGACCCAAACTATTGGGAAAAGCTAGATGAAGCGGATAAAAAAACTTGGAGTAACTATATGATACTTCGATTCCTTTCAATGAATTCGGATTGGATTGTTTTAATATCGGAATTACAACCGGCTCTTCAAGAACTTCCACCAAAACTTTTATATAAAGCACTCACTAATGGATTAATACCAAAAGGTAGGCATTTCTTAAAATATATGAAAGCAACCAAATCAGAAGAATATGAAGATTGGATTGTTGAATTAGTTAAGAAGTACTATGAAGTTTCTCTAAAAGAGGCTGAAGAGTATTACCAAATTTTGTATCTAACAAAGGAAGGTCATAAGCAAATAAAGCATATAGCTGAATCATTTGGTACTGACCCTAAGAAGATAACAAAGTTAAAACTTAAATTTTAATTTGGTAAACTCGTTTATTTTTTGTATCTTTATAGTATAATAAAACATAATGGCTAAAGTATCATTTTCACAATATAGTATGTGGAGTTCATGTCCACAACAATATAAGTTAAATTACATAGATAAGTTAGGTGAAAGTTCATCTAACATACATACAATATTTGGTTCGGCTATGCACGAAACAATCCAACATTACTTATCAGTTATGTATGGTGTTTCTAAAAAGCAAGCAGATGAAATCAA